TTTTTTTTCTTGTCTTTAAAAAATAGAGCGACCTCTAGTATGAACAGAGATAAATAACGGAGTCGTTCTCATGGAAAATCCATTCGTATTGCCAAAAGAGCAATATACACGAGACCTCAATCTCCTTAAGGGGTATTTTGAGCAAAATACCTTATTCCTTAAAGTGATGACGAGTAGATCTGAGGAAGAGTGTCGAGACTTTTTGAAACGAACTCTAGCCAGGACCGGTAAATTTCCCATCAAAGATCCCAAGATGGATGTATTGATGCAAGAGAGTCCTGGTAATCGTATTCGTACTGAACTAAACTTGTTGGACTACATACGTACGGTGACTGATACCAATCGAATCCTGTCACCTTCGATGGTCTGTTATGAGAATCCACATGTAGTCAAATCACCTTCTGCACTGTTTGTGGAAGCTGGTATCGCTGGCCGTAAAGTAGCTAAGAACGAGATGTTCAAGGCTAAAGTAGCTAAGGACCATGTACTCGAGAAAATTAAGGATGCGGAACAAAACGCCAAGAAGATCGGTATCAATTCGCTCTCTGGTATGCATGGTTTCTCTGGTAACATCCTTTATGTGAAATCTGGCCATAGTTCCCTTACCTCCATGTGTCGTTCAGCGACCGGGTATGGTAATGCGTGTAACGAACGGTTGTTGGCAGGTAGTCGTCATTATTGGTCACCTGAAGTGACCATAGCCAACTTACTGGCGTTATTGACATCACAGCCAGAAGATGAATTCGATACCACTATCCGTGAATATGGAATGATTTATCCGAGTGTAGCTGAGACGATCGAATGTGTCCGTCGTTCTACCTCGTTATACTGGTCTTCCAAGCGACAGTTTAGTCGTATCGAAGATTTCATCAGTAAATTGTCAGGCATCCAGCGTGCTATCATCGTCTACACAGGTGATTTGTACCACATCACCAAGTATAACGACGCTGTTGTCCGTAATTGGATGGATTCTTTGATAAAATACGATCCATCCAATGATCAGCGCGAATACGATGGCCTAGATGATCCTTATGCGTTGCTGACAGGTAAGACCTTCGATGGCGATATTACGGTACTGGCAACGTATCTGAATGCTGATCTGGCAAAAGGTGAGAGTTTTGATAGTCTTAAGCAGGCGGGTAAGATCGATACCCTCGTCACCATAGCTAAGACAGCGTACAACATCCAATCAGTCATCACTAAGTACAAGTCTTTCATCAGGACTTTCCTGACCCCAAAACTACTCTGCCCGACCGTAGCAAATATCCGTGGTATTCAACGGCGAGTGGTGTTGGCGTCGGATACGGACTCGACGATCTTTACCACTCAGGACTGGGTTAAGTGGTACACAGGTAACTACACCCGCTCCAAAGAAGGCGATGGGATCTGGTACACAACCACGTATATCTCAAGTCAATGTATCATTCATGCTCTGGCACAACTCTCCACCAATATGGGGGTGGTTAAAGAAGAACTTCATCGTTTGTCAATGAAAAACGAATATGCTTTCCCAGTATTCGTCTTAACTAACCGTGCCAAACACTACTATGCATTCATGTCTGCTCGTGAAGGAAACGTTTATTCCGAATATGACATGGAAATCAAAGGTGTGGCACTACGTTCTTCTACCGTACCGCCTAAAGTGATCAAATCCGCTAAGAAACTGATGAAAGAAGTCATGCACAGAGCAGACGAAGGTCGTCAGTTTACCTTAGATGAACTGTATCGTCAGGTATGGGGCCATGAGCAGGATATCTATAACTCCATTAAACGTGGAGAACACACCTATCTGAAATCTGGTCAGATCCAGGCTTCCTATAGTAACATGGAGAAATCTAACTACCGTCACTATTGGATGTGGCAAGAAGTCTTTGCCCCCAAATACGGTACCGTCGATACGCCTCCTTACGGTGTCATCAAAGTCCCTCTGGCTATCCGTAATAAGACGGATATGAAGAACTGGCTAGAAACCATTGATACGATGGATAAGGAATTTGCTGACCGTCTAAGAGAGTATTGTGTTAAGAACGATCGTGATCAGATTCGCACACTCCTTCTACCTATACAGATCTTGGCGGGTACTGGAATGCCGGAAGAAGTGATGTGTATGATCGACATCCGTCGTCTGACCTACGAGATTCTTGAATCGTTTTACATGATTCTTGAATCACTCGGTATATTCCAGGTGGATAGTAAATATGTCAGGTTGATTAGTGATATCTATACACCGGAAGATGCGGATGCGTTACCGACGGCACCTTTTGCTGAGGATGATACGTTGGATGAGGATGATTTCATAACTGTTCTTGAGGATGATGATGATGAAGATTGGGGGATGGAGTAATGGTAGATGATTTCGTTAGTGTAAATCTTGGTGATGTCCAAGAAGGTTCGTTACACATTACGGCTAATGCGATTGGTGGCACGTATATTGGCGATGGCATGAAACCCCAACTACCGGTTGCGGTTGAACGTGGGACTATGATCAAAATCAACTCCTCCGATAAGGTGGTATCTCTTGAAGTCATTCTCAGAGAGATGTTGGTTGATGAATCCATCCGTCCAGAACTGAAGGTTGCTGCCAAGGATATGTTGGATGCATTAGTACTCTGATATCGATACGGCATAGAGAGGAGGGTAATACCTCCTCTCTATGCCGTTACAGATAGGGTTCTATATAAGTCTTTATGAACTGCTCGAAGTAATCAACCACTTCGCGAGGTAGCCGCGCCGTCAGATATTTTCCACTATCCGCTTCAATAAGACTTCTACGGATACGGACCTTATCCGCATCATTACGCTCGTTATTACTGAGTGAATCGAGTTTGAGCAACATGGCACAGCAGTTTAATCTAGCAGCCATCAGTGCCCAGATGACTTGGTTTGTCTGGGCTACGTCAGGTAGTTCGATGGTCTGAAGTAAATTGGTCTTACCGAATACTGGAATGTTTGCTAACACATCCCGCCAGTACATTTTCTGGCTGGTGAAGCGTTCAACCACTTCGTTCAGACCTTTTTCTAACCTAGGCCAGTAATCCGTTACATAGAACGGCATGTCGTTGTCCATAAACCCATACTCAGAACCACCTAGTAAATGATGAACGGAGTTGAGTACCCCTACATCTAAGTGACTCTCTAGCACATTTGGGATGACGACCTGGGTAATGAAATTACTCACAGGTGGATTGACCCCATCAGGAAGATTGAAGCGACTAGCCATATTCCATAGCTGATATTGACAAGCCAATAATGGAATATTGATTTCGATGATGACCATACTACCAGATGGGACAGTGGGTAGGTCCAATCGTCCATCTAACTCCACCACCCCACAACCGTAGAATGGGTGGCTGAGGATCCGTACCGGACTCATCTCTCTCCAGTTATTCCAGATATCGCTTGGCGTCAATGTATCATCACCTACAGCGATGAACACCTCCCCAACACCTTTGCCATAAAACTCGCTTTCACTGAATACTCTTCCATGGTGGGCATCAGTACAGAAACCCATAACACCCGATAACCGGTTGATGATCCCAGTTACCTTTATATAGTAATCGGGAAGGTTACCTGTGAAAGGGATATCGATCATCCCAAGGATACGGGTCAGGATATGGTTACTTTTGACGTAACCTGGATTATCACGACGATACTCTTTGTATCGGTTTACATGAACATCCATCAACTCACGCTTCACGTAGTCAAGGCCAAACGATTTAAGAGACGTGGCTCTGATCTGACTTTCATTGTTGAGGATATTGTACATGGTCATTCCTAAAGATAGGGTAAGCTCAAACGATTGGTCGTAACTCAAATCGTGTAAAAAAATACTTATGTATACCTATTGTATAGGAGATCTGCTCTCGGTGAAGTTAATAGCTTCACCCAAGGGGAGGGTATTTCCTTTTCTTAGCAGATATCGGTAATTTAAAAATCGATTACCCCATCTTAATGAGGCCTGGAATATAAATTCCATTCAAAGTTTTCATGGGGCTACATAATCCGTGTGAATATCTGACTAGATGTTCACTAGGCCTAGTAACATTCATCAAGGAGTAACACCATGGCAGTAAAAGATCCGAATGCCCAAAGCAACAACGACAGTACTCAGGGCACTGAAAAGCGCGATTTCGGTAACGGTTCACGTCAACAGACCCAAGAAGTGGTTCAGGCCAGCCTGCTGGACTTCAACCGTCTGCTGGGTGGTCCGATGTCCCGCCGTACTACCGGCGCCAGCCTTGTTCAAGCGATCCAGGCTGTCAAGTACTGGTTCTCTCCGGAAAAGCGCCTGAACTCCGGTTCCTTCATTGACCTGTCCAAGGTCCAGGTTCTGGGTCTGGACGCCCAGGAGCACAACGTCGGTATCTCTTCGGTGATCCTGACCTATCCGATCGAGCAGAACGGCGAGCTGATCGTCATGAGCTCTGTCATGGTCCTGGAATCCACTCTCGTCGACGAATCCCGTGTCCGTCAGATTGAACTCAACGGTCGTGGTTATCCGGTGCCGGTCGTTGCCAGTGACTTCGTTACCGAAGCGTACATGGCACTGATCGACGACATCATCATCAAGAACTACAGCACCACCCGTCGTAACGTTACCGTCATGCCGGCAGGCTGGCGTACTGTTGATTCCGGTGTTGATTTCAGCGATCCTGATGTGACCGAAGTACGTGATGTCATCTTCTACGCTCAGCTGGCGCTGGTTACCTGCTACAACCTGCGTTTCCAACCGGACACCTACTTCAACCTGGAATGGTTGACCAAGGGTAGTCATCTGGAAATCAAAGTTGACCTGCTGGGTAACGACATCCCGACTGCCGACGGTCTGCCGCGTCGTAACGACATCTGCATCAGCGTTAACGGTCTGGTCAAGACCAACGACGGTACCGCAAAGATGGCCCTGGCTTCCGTCAGCGGTTACATTTCCTTGCTGTACACTCCGCCGGCCGATGATGGCCCGCGTCGTCGCGGTGGTCGTCGTCACGAATCGTCCTACGAACCATATTTCACCCCGACCTTCATCATCAACCGTATCGACTCCGGTCAGAATGCCATCACCCCTGAGCTGATGCTGCTGGCGCTGGCTGCTGCCTCTGTGATCACCAAGAACCAGGCCTGGGTACAGAGCATGTTGCCGGGTGATATCGACAGCCGTGATGACATCGATGCCAAGGACACTGGTTACCTGAACCTGCTGGGTCCCGATGCCGCTGATGGCAAGGTCGAGTTCGACGGTCGTGGTAACAGCGACTTCATCGGTAAGTGGGAAGATTACTTCTTCGATCTGGTCGACGAAGACATGGCGTGGGCTATCGAACTGGAAGACGGTGGCGACAATGCATGGCTGACCAGTCTGCTGACTGAAGTAGCTGAAGATCGAAGTTCCCATGGTGGTGCTACTGATCTGCTGTTCCAGTACGCTGACCAATTGACCATGAACAACTTCACCCGCCGTGCCAACGAAATCGGCCTCAACAGCCCTCTGACCATGTCCGGTGCTCGTTACCTGACTGGTACCTGGGTTGACAGCCACGGTAACAAGCGCGATCTGCGCGACTGGGATCTCCTGCGTTGGCTCGCCGTTTCCGACGGTGATGTTGATGTTGCCCTGCGTTATCAGGATGTGATCGACCGCACTGAAATGGACGTCGAAATCCGTGTCAGTGAACAGTACGAGCAGCTGGTGTCTGCTCTGGGTGAAAAGAATGTCAAGTTCTGCCGTTACGTGGACCTGGCTTTCATCAACCCGGATTTCATCGATGCCCTGACTGCTTCGGTATCCGATTGCCGCATCATCATCGACCAAGCTCAGGCTTCCTACAGCTTCGGTCAGAAGCGTAAGCGTGGTAACACTCGCGTACGTGACTTCCGTGGTGGCGACCTGACTCACGGTATGTTGAACCGTCGTTCTGGCGGTGATGACTTCCGTGGCGGTCGTAACCGTATCGGTAACGGCCTGGGTCGTAACTACTCGTTCTGAGTGGTTTCGGTCTGAGTTAAATGTATCGGGGGGACTAGCATCCCCCGATACATCTTCTTTTCTTTTGCTATCCACTAAGGGTTTCTTTGCCAATGAAACAACACAATGGCGTATACCTACGCGTGGTTAATTACGACACCATCTATGACCACCAGGCTCGTCAAGTGGTTTTGATGAACGACTTTGATATATCGCTGGAGGCAGACCGTAAGCGACTGAACAGTCTGATCTATACCAGTCTTGATGGTGATAGTCTGTCGTCAGCAGCACGGTGTGGGTGTGGTGCGATCACAGGCATGGAGAATCATGGTGTCGTCTGTAACAACTGCTATGAAGCTGTAGCACCCGTTACTGAGAAGCCTCTGGAGAGTATCCTCTGGTTGAAAGCCCCAGAAGGTATTCGTGGATTCATCAATCTGACAGTATGGCGTATTCTTCACAAGAACCTTACCCATTCTGGTTTCAGTATCCTGGATTACCTCTGTGATCCCCGGTACAAATCACCTCGTCAATTACCCCACGACAAACAACGTAAACTTGATCGTCTCGAAATCCCACGAGGGTACAATCATTTCGTGGATAATTATCAGTCGATCCTCACCGCACTTCAAAAGGCCAATTTGATTGGTCCACCTGCCAGCGCCAGACGGCGCCGCAAGATCATACGTTTCCTGGAACTGAACTACGGTAAGACGTTCTCAGAACACCTACCCTTCCCAACCAAGTTAGGGTTTATCAAAGAGAGTGCCAACAACCGGGTCAGTATCGATCCCAAGATGGTCATAGCGGTTGATGCCGCTTACAGCCTGATTGGTATCGATAACCGTGAAAACAGTCCGACTCAGCATCCGATGTCCTTGGCGAATAAAGAGTCTCGTATGACACGAGCACTCAACAACTTCAATGAGTATTATCAGAAGTTTGAAGCTGAGATTGTTTTCAAGAAACCAGGAATCAAGCGTAAGCTGATCTACGGTACTCGACAGCCGTGGGGGTTCCGATCAGTTATTACTTCCAGACAGAAACCCCATCGTCAAGATGGTCTGGAGATGCCATGGTCGTTGAGTGTATTGTTGTTCAAGACGTACATTCAAAATAAGTTGCTCAAGAAGGGTCTGACACCCAACGAGATCAACGCCATGATTTACGAGAATACGCTCCGGTATCATCCAGAGATCCATCGTATTTTCAATGAACTGCTGGAAGAATCACCTACAGGTACCATCCCGACGTTATTCGGCCGCAACCCGACCCTGACGCGTGGTAGTGTGGGTTTTAACCAGATCGATTCGTTCAAGACTGATCCAACTGACAACACAACTTCTATGAGTCCGCAGAATCTCATAGACAAGAATAAGTCACTGTTCCTTCCAGAAGTAATTCTGGTCGATAACCTTTCTAATTGCTGGAAACCCCTTAGAGCCTAGATAGCTACAACGTGACTGGAAACGGTGAGCGTGAATGCTTGAAAATCATCTAGGATTGGACAATCAGCAGCGAAGTCCCTACTATGGAAACATAAAGGGATGTGTTCAACGACTATCGAAACCACAGCACCAGCTGGAAGGGAGTAGAGTAGACCACCAAGCGGGGTCGAAACGGAAGGGGTCCTTAGGGATCATGATATAGTCTGATATCCCATTATAACGATGGGGCTATGCAGGTAATGCTGCGGGATAGGGGTCGCGTCCTATCTGAACACATTGGCCGACTTCGACGGTAGAGTATTGCTGTCGCTGAACTAGATTGATAGATTTAAAGAGTAGAGAGTGGTATCTCTACCTTGAACGGAGGACTGTGAATGGAAGAATGGAGACGAGTAAATCGTTTTAGGCGAGTTGAGGTATCTGACCTAGGTAATGTTAGAACAGTTTGGCCCCATAAGGTCAAGAATCTCAAACCAATGGAAATGAAAACAACCGTCGGAAGTTATCTTAAGGTCAGTGTAACAGATACGGCGACGGGAAAGCAGACTCAGATAGGGATTCATAATCTGGTCACCGAAGCATTCATCCCCGTCCCCGAGGACATGCAGGGGGTTCGGCTAGAACCTAATCACAAAGACGGGGATAAACACAATAACAGAAAAGACAATCTCGAATGGATGACCAGACAGGATAATCTGAAACATGCCATTGAGACTGGTCTGCGTAAAGTCGTCGATGAGAACGGGAAAGCGTTATTTATCGACAAATCTAAACCAGTCAAAGTAACTGATCTGGAAACAGGTCGTGTGACAACATACGCCTCCGCTAAAGAGGCAGCCGAGATCACAGGGGTCCCCGCTAGGACGGTGCAGTATAACGCATTTAAGCGAGGCAAAACAACCCCTGTAAAAGGCTTTCTGTTTGAACCATCTGAGTGACCCATACCACCTAACTTTTGTTAGGGGTCCTCTACAATCTAGTTCTTTAAACCCTTTTAACTGCTGGAAACCCCTTAGAGCCGCTTAAACTACAACGTGACTGGAAACGGTGAGCGTGAATGTTTGAAAATTAAGTGGATTGGGCAATCAGCAGCCAAGACCCTATAGATTGTTGAGAAACAAGCCATGGGTAAGGTTCATCGACTATCTCGCAAGAGAGTAGACCCTAAGTGGGGAGCGTAAGCTTTAAATCGAAACGGAGGGCACCTACCGAGGTAGGTGAAGATATAGTCAGTCGTTAGGGAAACCTAGCGTACGGTATTGGACTGGACATTCAATATCGGCCGGGTGTAACGAACCTGGTTAACGCCACTACCAATGCTAGTGGTGTGATTTGGGATGCTCTCTGGGGCACTGTGATGTTGGATCATAAGAGCGCCAAGATCATGTCCCGGTTGGACCCTGTCACAGGGGTCATGGATCTGAACAAACCGTTCAAGGTATCACGCAACACAACCCTCCCGCCGCCTCTGATTGCGTCTATGACCAATTGGATCATCGAGGGAGACAACGTATCAGTATAAGGAGCTTATCATGGCAATAGCTGTCTATGCCGATGACATGGAGTTTGACGCCATGCATCATGGCATACCGGACCCTGAGGACCGTGAGGCTATTCTGACACGCATGGAGAGCCTCGCTGGTCGACACGGTATCCGTGAGGGTGGTATCTTCAGTCGTGCACTGGAACGATTCCGTAGCTTTGACTTTGAGAAGGTAGAACGTAAGTTGGATTCCATCGGTCGACGTGTGAGGCACATGTTTGATCGTGATGAAATTCGACCACTGTCTTCGATTGGTCAATTCCAGCAAGCTGGTCCCGACCTGCGTCGTTGGATCATGGCTAATCCCCGTGCCAGACGACTCCATGAACGGGGTCTGATCTCTGGTTATGCTAAGAGTGGGTGGAAACCATATACGAAGGACATTGGCGAATACGACCCGGATTATCAAGTTGTTATGGATGGTCTGGTTCAGTTCGACGACGATGGCAACTCCTTCTTTGAGGAATTCCTCCATTTGCGTGACATGGATAACCGTAGTCAACTCACTTTTGGTCAGCAGACAACCATTCGCGATTCCATCTGGAATAACTTCAACGCCTGGTTGGATCGTGGACTCGACGATCCTTCTGACGAAGAAAATGGTTCTCTCTGAGTAGTCCAAATACACCATGCATACCGCGATGGTATGCATGGTGTACATTAGACACTTTTTCTTTTTCTTTGTTAGAGGAATGGTCATGGCCAGAGTCGTTCCTGTATTAGGTTCTGCTGGATTTACCGACGATATTACCATTAAGGTGGATCAGGTACTTTCCAATTTCTACCTCACCCAAGCATCTCAGACAGATGTTTACCGAGGTTCTGTAGTCAGTATGCCCGACATCATCAGGCGTTATGGTGATGATCCATTGGTTCTGGAGCGAGAAACTCGCAATGTGTTAGATGGTTACTTATCTCGTCATTTCGATGAGGTAAACCTCACTATTAACGCTATATTGTCCGGGGATAGTATTGATTTACAGATCACCGCTATATTACGAGACGGTGAGCGTAGTCTAGATATTCATCACGCCGTCAACAGTAAGAATTCGAAGATTCGAAGCATCATCGATCTTCAAAACGATGGCAAACCTATTGCTATTGTCAATTAAACCACAAATGTAAGTAGGAGTTTTACATGTCCTCAGAAGCAGCTACCACCCAGCACGAAGAAAACCAGGACAACCGCCTCAGCGCTCTGGAGCAACGCATCGCCGAACTGGAAACCCAATTGGTCGCCAGTAACGACATCATCCTGGGTCTGCGTAAAGACATCGTGACCATTACTGCCGATCACATCCAACGCCTCTTCGCCGATCAGATCCTGCTGGACAGTATCGCACAACGTGTATTCGTTGCCGGCGCCAACGCCATTGCCTTCAAAGTGAGCAAGTCCAAGGAACGCGCTCCTGAGTTGGTCGTGGTTGAAGGTTATGTACCGGGTGCAATCCGCGCCACTCTGACAGATGACGGCACCGTCCTGGAAGAACAAGACTCCGAAACAGGTGAATGGATCGGTGGTGATGCACTCTCGGAAAACGTCCGTGGTGTGGCAACTGAGTTCGGGGAACTGCTGATTGCTTATGGTGCCGAAATGAACCGTGCGTACTACATCATCGACAACATCTCCCTGGAACAGTACCGTGAATCGGTCAGTGCCAAGATCATGGAGACCCGTGAAGCGGTCTCTGAAGTTGAAGCAGAGTAACACGGCATAGAGAGGGTGCTCCAACACCCTCTCTTATTACAAGGAGACATTATCATGGCGGTCGATCCTTCTGAGTTCGCAGGGTGCGATGTCCTTGACAATCATCGCATGAGTGAGAACGATTTTGTCAAGCGATTACTCCCTCATCTGGTTCCTTCTGAAGATGGTAGTCGTAAAGCAGTAGATATCTACATCGCTGCCACCGGTAACCCCTATCGGATGATTGATGTAACGGCACCGAATGGCGAGGTGCTGTATACCGTACCACCCCTTCTCAGTCAGACACCTATGTCCATCCAATCCAGTCATGATCCGGAGACCGACGTAGGGGAGATCACAGCACAGTTTCAGGCTGAACTGACATCCAATCACCCTGGTTTGGTAATCGATAAATTCACTAGTCGTGTGATGGCAATCCACAGAGTCCCTGTCGAAGATATCCAGACCATCTATTCGTTCATGTGGGCTCGTATCTATCAGCGATACGATATTCCTTTAGAACGTTTGTTTGGGGATAAGGCTGATGAGATGATGCGATTGCTGAATAACAAACCATCGACTGAAGAACGTCAGAACAAGGCACCTGTGTATGACTTTGACGAAGACGACTTCGACCCAATGTGAATTTACGTTCGCATCTATTTCTGACATCCATTTAGCACACCCAAGGACAGATACATACCACATCCTTGAGAACCTGCGAAGGGCGTTTCCAGACGATTCTGAAACAGCTAAGTTGGATATTGTTTTCTTGGCTGGAGATGTCTTTGACAGACTGATGTCTCTCCCTCAGGAAGAGGTGGATGCCCTTCAGGATTGGATCGCTTTTTTCCTGATGACGTGCGCTAAACACAATATCCTTGTAAGGGTATTGGAAGGTACACCTAGTCATGATTGGCGGCAATCCAAACAATTCGTTAACATCAACAACTCTCTCAGATATCCGGCAAAACTCAAGTATGTCGATACATTGAGTATCGAAGTCATTGAGGAGCTGGGCGGTGTCAGTGTCCTGTATGTGCCAGACGAATGGAACGATGACGCCGAAATCACCCTGACTCAGGTACGTGAGTTGTTATCCATCCATGGATTGGATCAGGTGGATATGGGTTGTATGCATGGTGCGTTCGATTATCAGCTACCTATCCAGTCGGTGAAGAATCACGATTCAGAGACCTACCTTTCATTGGTCAAACACTACATTGTGATTGGACATGTCCATAACCGCAGTGAGAAAATAGGAATGGGTGGTAGTGTCATCCTTGCTCAAGGGTCTTTTGATCGTTTATCCCATGGCGATGAATCCAGTAAAGGTCATTATCGCGGGGTGGTTTCATCCAAGGGCAACCATCATTGGTTTGTTGAGAATGAGGGTGCGCGGATATATAAGACCCTGGACTGTCGCGGAATGGGTATCAGTGAGGTCATCTCGTTCTTAGCCAATTATGAGGACGCTCCCAGTAAATCGAACTATCGTCTTTTGCTCGAGCGTAACTCAGTACTGTCATCGGGTATTGGGGAGATCCGCAAACGTTTCCCTCAATTCAATATCACCACCCAGTTAGATGACCTTAAGACTCAAGAAGAAATGCAAACCAATACCCTTACCATTGGAAAGCTTGAGGTCAAACCGGTCACCATCACTGCATCGAATATCGATAACCTTATAAAGGATTTCCTCAGTAGACGACCCGATGTTCTTAACGGTAAGTCCGATAAGGATCTTCTCGATGTACTGGGTCGGTATAAGGAGTAAACCAAATGGCCATCCATCCAGCGGCTGCAATTGCACTATCGGAACGGGAGATGGGACAGATAAAGGTCTCCATCGGTACCAGCCTGGCCCTGGAAGGGGCCTTTGGTATCCTGGAAGACAAACCCAATCCCAAACCCATCATTGATTCTGTCGATGTCGTATACGTCAATGTGAGAACACTGATACGTAACCTAGTCGGCAGTATGACAGTAGAACAAATAAATGACGTCTATCCGGAAGACCTAGCTCAAACACTCATCGTCGAAATGATGGTAATGTCAGAGTCCATCCGGTCTTTCACAAAGGATCGAGTCAAGACCCGTTTTTACATCTGTCGTTATCGTTCACTGATGAGGAGGTATCCTGGTGCCCTTCACAAGGCAGCCAAAACAGAAAAACAAATTAGAATGGCGACAAGAGAAGAGAATACACTCGTTGAGTTGGAAGATCTGCTCTCGATAAACCATCAAGGACTTGACCTAGTCGATGTAGATATCGATCTTGAAAAGGACAATCGTCGCGTTCTGATGCTGACCAGTTATGCGATAGATCTACTGCAGAAGTACAAGTTCAAGACCCTCACCCTACTGGAATCTCATACAGGTAATGCAAAACAACCTGTACTATGGCATACCAAGTTGACTGGGGGTGCCGACCTACCCATGATTCCGTTTGACAGAGGTATGGTTCAGTTCTTTGGCGATAACGGAAATCTGTTCTCACCTTATCCAATCAAGGCAAGAAGGCGATTGATTGAAATCGCCCAGCAATACAAATGGTCTTTCACCACGACCAAGGATTATGTACTATCCTGCGTCAAGAAATCGCACGAACCATTTTTAGAAGAACTTTTGAAAAAGCTATATCGTCAGTAAGTTACCGTGCAATCGAGTTAAAAAATACCCACACCACCTACCATATAGACTAATGAATGAGTCAATGTTGGAGACCTTGAAATGAGTGAAAATCAAAACAAACGTCAGGAAAGTATTCTGGATGATCCCAGCCTGGCACTGAAAGGTAATAAGACACCTGACATGGAAGGCATTCCTACGCTTAAGGTCTCTACCTATGAGAACAACCCGCGTTTCGTGGTGAATACCAAAGTGACCGGTGACCGCAACAACGGTCGAATCGAAGCCAAACTGTCCAGTCGGGCTTTTTTCGCCACCCTGGAAGCACTTCGTGAAGTAGCCACCAGCGAGAAACCGATCGTTATCTACATGGATAACAAAGGACATCGTTTCGCCGATGGTAAACGTGATCCCAACCCGTCGATCATGGCTGTCACCAAACTCGAGAAGAACAACGAAGGCCTCGTTACCATCTGCATCTCCGCAGGTCAGAAACGTCCGATGATCGAGTTCCCGTTCCTGGAACAGACGTATCATCATTTCCGTAACGCCGACGGCGTGATGTCGGTAGCGGATGCTTCGCGACTGTTCTGTCTGGGTTGGATCGAGCTGATGGAGCGCCTGGTCACCATGGTGATCACCAATAATTACGTACGTCCTGCTTGGATGGACCGTAACAATGGCGGTGGCGGTAACTGGCAAAACAACCGTGGCGGTAACGGCGGCGGTAATGGTGGTAACTGGGGTGGTAACCGCAACAACGGAGGCAACTCCGGTGGTGGTAGCTGGGGTGGTGGCGGACAACAATCCAGTCAAAAATCCTCAGGCGATTTCAGTTTCGACAACGATATCCCTCTGTAACACTGAATCAGGATAACTGACAAACACACAGACCATTGCATCCTCGGGATGAATCGACACAGGGCCCTCAAAGCCCTGTGTCGACATTATACCCTCAGACACCTCGCAATTCATTGAATCATTTTAAGGCAATACATTATCTACGTGGTTACACAGCCCTAAAGGATAAAACTCAATGCAGTTAATTGTACATGAGTCATCCCCGCAAGGGGGGATCGTGTCCATTCGTGTCGAGCACGATGGACAGAAGATGGTCATTCCGGCCGGAAGCTATAACTCGGCGGCCATTATCGATCGCGACAAGATGTTCGATGAGGTGAATTTATTCATCTCCACTCTGTCTAAGGATGAGCAGGATAGATTCTGGGACATCTACTGTACCATTCTCGACCTGATTGGGTCTGATGGCTTCCAGTCAGGATTACTCATCCGTGGTCGACTGCAAAAACTGGTCAACGAGGTCTACTCCATCGTAACGTATCCACGTCTGCGAGAGTTTATCACTCGAGCCAAATTGAAGATTCCCGGTAATGTAAGTGAGGTGTTTGAAGAATTCAATGAACGTGGTCGTAACTACCGTATCCGTACGTATATCCTGTCGGATTACCTGGACATGGTGGCAATGGCACTTGGGTTGCGGTTTATGATTCCTATCTGGGGTACATATACCCAGAGTCTGTCTGAGTATAGCGGCAACGCTTACAAGGAATCTGAGGCAGTCAAGTTGATTGAAGTAGCTGGCGTGGATGAATGGCCTCCTTACAAACGCATGCTGGACTTTATCGAAGCCAGTATTGAAAAGGATGCCAATACTGCTGCAGTGGTGGCAGGTCTTTCCAGTGAAGAAATCCCGCGATTCCTGATGGCAATGGCGCTGGTGCGGAAGATCTCAGTGGGTCCTCTTTCGACGTCGAGTGACGATGACTCCATGGCTCGGATCTTGTTCAACTACGTGACCGGTACACACCGTCGCATGGAAGGACGATTTCAGAGTGTTACAGGTGTATTGCAAGCAAAGCGCAAACGCATCACCGATAACAGTGACGAGGATAACTCATCTGTCTGGGATAATTACAATCAATCTACTGAAATCACAGAAAGTGATCGTCAGTTGATTGAGTCGTATGCAGCTCAGTATGGACTCACAGTACAGGTAATGGCACCTGATCTCAAGATCAGTCGTGTTGAGCAGTGTATCGCACTGTGTTCTCGAGATGAGACTCGTCGGATCGAGCCTTTCCAGAAAGCGCTGATGTTCTGGGTATGTCGCACCATCAGCCCAGAAGCAAGAGACCTGATCCAGAAGATGGTACTCCTCAAGATGATGGGTACTACTCAGGCTATTCTCGATCACTGGGGTTATCATGAACTAGCGTTGATGGTCTCGGTGGAGGAGTATATCGAAGAAGGTGATGAAATCATCATTCCAAACGAGACCCGTAACAAAATAACCAAGCAACAACTGGATATCCTCAACGCGGATTATCCATACTACCGTCAAGGCACCAAGCGCAACGATCCGTCCAAACGGAACAATGTTGCTGTGGCTGCCATTGATCAGGTAGTCGAGCAAATGAGTGGACGGGTGTGGAAGGCTCATGCCCCCCGCGATATCATCGATAAAAATCCAATGCATCGCCAGCTCGGATACATGTGTGTATCCGGTGACATCAAACGTCAGTTGGCGGACATGATCATCCATGTAAACAAGGTAATGCGAGGTAGTGTGTAATGGAACTGCTCAATATTGTTTTTCGTGAACGCTCCGGCTACAGGGATCTCTTCCTACGCCCGTTCAGTGCCAATGCCACGCACGACGATGTAGAGGAACTCGGTTACCTTACCGAAAACGGCCGGGAGATCACTCCCACTGCGCTGTCAAAGATCGCTGGTCGTATCATTCGACCATTGAGTCAGGTGCAATCACGCTCGATAATTGAAAACGGTTGGGGTGAAAAGCGACTGATGTTCAGTATGGAAGTACTGGCACGCAGCGGGCGCAATAACCGTAGTGTTTATCAAATCACTGGTTACACTGACTATGCTGGTTTCCATGAAAGTCTTCGGGGTATTGTCCTTGACCGTAAGATGCACATGTACTTCAATAACGTCACTCGCGTAGAGACAACGTATGTTGAAGCACCTGGTCGAGCGTCTGGTTGGTTGAACAACACCACTGGACAGCATCATATCCTGATCCCGCAACGTCCTGCTCGGTTGGAACGAGGTGTGATGGAGATGGGTACTCTGACCCAGCGTCCGTGCGATGTTTTCCAATCCAGACCCGATAGTATCATGCAGACGGCGTTCCAGCGCCAGGTATCTCGTGATGCGAGCTACCACGATACCCGCAACGGGTTCGTATCCCAGCGTATCAAGACATCAGACCGCTGGAACGACTCATCTAGCCGATACCTGAATAAAACCCTCTCAGCCCTGTTTAACCGGGAAGAAGATGGTTCTATCATGGAGCCCGAGGAGTCGCAGTTGTTGATGTACGCACGTCGTGCCACTAGTGAACGAAGCTTTACTCAAGATAAGGTCTTTAAGGATCTTGCTGACGAGACCAATATCACGGATCAGGGCTACATCACGTACGGAGAACTGGTTGACCTCAATCCTGATTTTAATTGGGATGATGTCATGGTGTTCCTCGAACCTAAGCAGAAGTCGGCAGGCGGGTATCTGCTCGATAGCTGTGATTGGAATGGTCAGGATAACACTAGTATCGCTGCCGCGCAGTTGGCCCGCTCACTTCCGGCTTACATGGCATTCCACCAGATCTCATCCATCGAATTCGATGCGACTAATGATACCCCTTCTGGTGAGTCGGTAATGGTCACCAGTAATGCGATACCGATGATGGGTCGTCGACTCGATCAACGCAAACTGAATCAACTCGAACAGCGTTTCATCGATGAGATCCTCGTCGAGATGCTTCCGTGGGATGGTTGTTTCTTCGAGATTCATGTCAAAGCATCCATCTCCTCAGATCTGGTTGTCAATCTCACTATTGGTGACGAAGATCCCGGTCGGTTTGTATTCCCCATCTTCTGTGATTCACTGGTGTCACCGGTTATTACAGATACCAACGATACCATCGAGGGTATGTCAAACACTCTGATGGGTATCTACAATAAACTCGCCGACATCGATCTCGATGACAGTCGTGAACCGCCTGGATTCGGTGACCTGACTTCACGTTCCACTGAAACAGACTTTTAAATAAGGAGCAGTTAATGGACATTCATGAGTTCAACAAAAGTGTTCTTGAGTCACTGAACATCGTCGACTCTGGCGACGGTTTTCTCAGTGACTCTGGTGAAGGTTTTCTCAGTCGCCGGGATATCCTCGACGACACCCTGACACCGTTCATCGTCAACAAGAAACGGGCGATCCTCCCGACGCCTCAGAATCTACGCAATCCGCCGGAAAACACAATCGTGTACCATCCGTTGTCCGAGAACATCACTCGCAGCGAATCTGACATGATCAAAGCCATGCGTGATACGGCCATGTACCGTGTCACCATCGTAGCAGCTACCCTGCTCCAGAACATGGCCAACGTCGCCGCCAGCCCGGACCAGCACAGTAAACTCGGCTCCAAGGCCAGTAAGTTTCTGTCAGAACTGCCTGAGTTCGACGTCAAGACAGCTGAATTCCTGGAAAACAAGATCCTGTCCAAGGTAGGTCCTCAACCGGAGCGTCGTCTGATCCACATCGGTCTCCATAAGGGAAACAAATCCGATGGTGTTCTGCGTATTGCCAAGTTCAAGTTTCCTATCATGGAGGAGATTCTGTCTGACTCCCCGACCATTATGGAAACTAAATGGCCGTCGAAGAAAGTACACCGTAACATCCGTAAGCTGTTTGAATTGGTGTTCGGTGATGAGGAAACACGTTCCTCATTCGACTGTGGTAGCAAGAACCACACGGCACCTTACTTTCATGCCCTGATGTCCGGATATTACAACATCTCGGTTCATTTCAATTCCATGATCGATACCCACAGTAAACTCCTGGGTAGTGATCTGGTTGCCCGCCTGAAAGTGAATCTGGATTGGGCTAATGAAATGGAGAACTTGGCCGAACTCCGTCGAGTCGTACCACCGCAGGAAGGTAACGAGGGTGCCATCATCGTCTCTGAAGGTAAGGGTAGTACGGAGCGTCCTCGTGGTCTGGCTGGTAAGATCCCACCACCGGCTTCCCGTGATAGTGATGTATCTGAAACGGTAGAACCACTGCCCTGGGAAGATGAAGAAGAAGCTGCGCAGCGGGTGCGTTCCGAACGTACCGATCGACCGATCCGTTCTGATCGTCGTGACGATACCCGCCGACAACCTTCTACGCAGCGCCGGGGTATCACACTCGATGAGCGTGAACGCAATCGTTGTGGTGGTCGTGATGACTTCGGTCGGGGTCATCGTGATGACCGTTTCGGTCGTGATCGTTTCGACGATGACCGTTTCGGTCGCCGCGACATTCGTCGTGGCGGGCGTGACCGTGGTCGTGGTGGTCGTTCCTCTCGTGACGACTTCGGCCGGGGTCATCGCAGCGGCCGGTTCTAAGCGGCATAGAGGGGACGGATATCCGTCCCCTCTTATTCTTTTGACCTAGACAATACCTTCGCGTTGCCTGAAAAGATTCTTTAGGCTATCCATTCGACTTTCTGGAGGCAATACCATTTCCTTCATATCCCTCGTTAATTCAGTGGGATCCACCATGTCATTACACACCATTAAAAAAGCCAGATTTTCAAGAGGTAATTTCATTTCGATAAGTAGTGAGATGAAATTATGCTCGAAGTTGTAGACCATGCCAGGATCTAAAGGGGTGCGCACCGATTCACTTTTCAGGAGTCGCTCGTGACTACGCACAAACCGATAAAACTCAGGGCTATGGTAGATGGTGGCTCCAGAGGAGACCATCATCGAGTGTAGTGTGTCAGTCATGACCATTCCTCGGGTTGAAATTATCTACAAGTCTACATTATCTGGATGTAAAACATCAACCATCTGTTACTGGAGTAACCATGAGCAACGAAGATTCTATCAATCTGGGAAGTCCACGTCCTGAGCTTCATCCAGAACTGATGTCGCTCTACGGTCTCAATCCGTTCATTCGAGGTATCTCGGCTTCCCGTGCTGCTATGTTCACTGGTAACCTGGCTGCCATGGTCGTTATCAAAGAACCTAGTCGTAAACGAATCTATACTGGCATGGAGCGTCGTTTTACCGGTTCCACGTTCAGGGTAGAGTTTAAATCTGACGTGGAGGTACTCGAGGTTCTACCGCGCTTTGCCAACACTGCTGGCGCCAACCGTATTCGACACAGTCCTCAGACAGCCATTATCTACGAGAACCGCGAAACCGGGAGCATCGGTTTGTTGATGCTCGAAGACCACAACATCACCCACCAACATTTCGGCACGGAATATAAACGAAACCGAGATGTCCTTGAACGCATTCGCAAGGGTGCTCGTTTTGCAAAAGGCACGGTGTTAGCACAATCACCTAATATCTCGGATGACCAGGCGTACATGTATGGTCTTGAGGCTAACTTGCTACTTGCATCTGATGTAGCAGGTACTGAGGATGGGGTAAAGGTTCGGCGTGGTTTCATGGAGAAACTGGCTCCTACCGGCTTCGAGACACGCGTCTTCGAGTTTGGTCGTGAGTACTTCCCTATCAACCAATCTACCCGTCCTGACGTCTACAAGTGCATTCCGGACATCGGTGACCGTATTGATTCATCAGGGCGCCTGGTATCACTACGGCGTTATGATCCTATCAGTGCTGTCTCGAATATGACGGTCGAATCACTGCAACAACCTGATTATATCTTCGACAAGAAACGTTATGTGCAGCATCCTGATGCTGAAGTCATTGACGTCGTTGTGGAGCGTAATACTGCGGTTAGCATCCCGCCATTGCCGGTGGGGATGGAAGATCAGTTGTTGAAGTATTACAACGCTGATACCGAGTGGTACAAACGTATCATTGACGTATGGGTTGATCTGCGTAAGCGTTATGCTCAACGTAAAGCAACTCTTAATCTGGAGCCTGCACTTACATCACTTATCTTCGATGCCATTGCCAGGGTAGGTCCCAACTATGCCAAAGTGGATGGTGGGTTTAATCGTCGTGTAGACGACAATGGTGGTAAAGTAGAAAAGGTGTATCATGGTGTAAGACTCGATGCATGGCGAGTCACCATCAAGTTCAAGTATCTGTCGGTACCTAATAAAGGGTATAAGATCACTGATATCCATGGTGATAAGTCCATTGTCGTCGAGGTGGTGGACGACGAAGATATGCCGGTGGATGAGAACGGTGTGGTGGCAGACATCGTCGCTGATCCAAATTCCCGCTGGAACCGGGTGACCGCACCATCCCCAATCGAGGTCCTCATCGGAGCCGCTGCTCGTGATTTGGGTAAGCGTATCCAGGAGTGGTTCGGATATGATCGAAACATTCAGCTCACCGAGGAAGAGTGTGAAGATGTGGTCATGTCGTCTGGCTACGCCGATGTGGTGGATAGGGCGTATGACGAGTTGATGGAGTTCTACAAGGTCGTCTGTCCTTTGCAGGCGAAAGCCATGCAGGACCCTGAATTCTTGAAGAAGAATCCAGATCACAAATACCAGCACGTGATTTCAGTCCTCCATGATCACATGTACGGTCTGGATATGTTCTTCCCACCAGATAACCCAGTTAACATCCCCGATGTTATCCGTACTATCAAGGAACGTTGGCCTCCATTCATCACACCTGTGCGTTTCCGTGGACGTGATGGTAAAATGAAGGTAACACGAGAACCTATGTTGATCGGTCCATCGTATTACATCAACCTTGAGAAGACGGCTGAAGATTCATGGATGGCTGCTGGTTCTGCGAAGTATAACGTCTTTGGTACCACTGCGCGTTTGAATAACAATGATAAGTACGATGTACCCGGTCGCCATGCCAACCCGCGCGAAGGCGAATCCGAGATTCGTGCAATGGCAGCTGCTGTTGGTGGTGCTGCTCTGGCTGACTACGTGGATGCCGGTAACAACCCTATCGCTCAGCGATATATCCTGAACAACATCATCAATCACCCGACCCCAACCAATATCGAGGAAGTGTTGGATCGGACAGTTGTTCCAGTGGGTGGACATCGTCCGTTGGCATATGTACGTCACATGTTCCAATGTTCCGGTAAAGAATACAGCAACGAATAATGGAGTTAGGTAGATGCGCAAAATCAATGCACGTGATTTCATGAACCGTGATATCGTCGGGGAGATGGCATCTCTCCCCGACGAGAAGCTGGAGATTGAATTCGACGATGGGGTGTTGGTTACCAACACCCGTCGTACTGTGTTGAGTTGGTTCTGTTGGGAACTGCATCGTAAGTTCCCTCGCACTCCACTCAACATCAATCACCATATCGGAAACGATTTCCCAAATGCCGATATGATCCCCAAAACCCTCTCCAATATCCTCAAGGATCTGCATTACACGTACTTCAATCCACAACATGCCCAAGGAGACCACGATAGCTGTTACGATCGTGAAGGAGCGTGGATGGTGGCAAAGGACATCGGCCAGGAGATCTACAACACGATGTCCATCTATCTCGAGGAGTGGCATGTCAGTATCAATGCGTTCCATCTTCTTGAGCTGTATGATTATCCGCCATTGGCTGAGATTCGTGCCAGTATCGAACCCAATCAATTATCCATCACCAAGGCATATGACCGCTCCAGTCATATCCTGATGAAAGATCCTGCCATCCTCCATAACCCCATCGTCAGGGGTCTGCGGAGTGGACAGATTAAGATGGGTCAGTTCTTGCAGATTCTGGTATGTCGTGGTTATCTGACCGATGCAGACCAGGTGATCTTCCGTAAACCGATCGTCACTGGTTTCTTTGAGGGCATGACCCTTCTCCACGATATCATGATTGAATCGTGCTCTGCCAAGAAAGCATTGATGTTCACCAAGAAACCACTGCGAATTGTGGAGTACTTTAACCGCAAGATGCAGCTGTCCAGTACGGTAGTCCACACTCTGTCATGGGATGACTGCGGATCTGATCGCTACGCTGAGATCCATGTGGATTCATCAATATTCCCTCATCTGGAAGGTAAGTTTTATCTGAATGAGAAGAATAAACTGACCCCACTCGAACTGCGTGACAAGTCTAAGTTGGTTGGTAAGACACTGTTGTTCCGCTCGTCGATGTTCTGTAAGCACCGTGGAGAAGGTCGGGTATGTCACGTGTGTTTCGGTGAACTGGCCTGGTCTGTTCCGGTTGGTACGTCCATCGGACATCTTAGTGCCACTGAAATGTGTCGAGAGGGTTCTCAGAGAACCTTGTCGGTAAAACACTTGGATGGTTCGTCGGTCGTGGATGAAATCATCATTGACGATGAGAATCTACCGTACATCAGTATCTGTGCTATTGATCCTGAAGATAGTAACGGGTTCAGTGAAACTGATATCGGCGCGGACATAGCTGCTAATGAAAGTGAGAGTTCGCTGATCAAGTTCAATCCACGTATCTCGGAGATGTGTCCTGTCCTTATCTTGTCCGGTGATCCAGACAAGAACGTTGATAATGGGTCTAACTTGGCCAGCATCACAACCAGCACTGAGATCGAGCGTCTCAACATCCATCGCTTCACCTCCTTTAAGGAAGTTTCCTTGCGGGTCACCAACCTGCGTAATGAAACGACCGAGGTCACCATTCCGGTGAGTCAAGGTGCTCGTATGGGTTCGTTGTCCCGCATCATGCTCAAACATATCCAGCAGTATGGATACGCTTTGGATGACGAAGGGAATTACTGCATCAACCTGGCAGAATGGAACTTTGCTGCACCTGCGTTCTCATTGCCGCGTCGACACGCCAGTACGCTGGACTTCATGGCGGCGGTAGAAGCATTCATTCGTTCCCCCTCCAAAAAGGATCGGAAGGATGCTGAACGGTCAGGGTTTACTGGTAAATTGTTGACCAGCTATCGTAATCCAGTGGATGCATTGCTGGATTTCAGTGATCTGGTGAACTCCCAGCTCTGGGTACATATCAGTCACCTGGAGGTCATCCTCCTGAGTATGATGCGGCCTGCCGATGATCCAGACGACTATGGGTTACCTGCATGGGATCGTCCTGAGAAGTTCGAGGAACACCGAGCACTGATGCAATACCGTTCATTGGGTCAGCAAATGGCCTACGAACGTCAACCGGATACAATCGAAGATCCTGATACATACCTGTTGACAAATCGTCCGCAAGGGTTGTTGGATCCATTCATTTATCCAGAAGTCATCTGATCGTAGGGAGGGCTTCGGCCCTCCCTATTTATTCCGAAAGGAGAAATTTGATGATCTTGACAATCAAACATATCCGAAGTTTTCTTGATGCCGTCGGTATCGAAATGGGTTTTCCATCTCCGGTCAAATGGACGTCCTGAGACGCCCATGGACTCTGGTGGACTTAGTTTTTTATCATTTTTTCAGGGAGTCTTATGTAAGAAGACATATGGCGTAAGTAACGGAGTGTCGTATGAAAATAGACGTCTACAGTCACGCATTGGTAGTAAGTGATGTCACGACTGAACGGGACTTACATGCCATGATGGCATTTTGTAAACCCTTAGTAGAATTTGGTTTAGAAAAGAAAGGTAAACGGTTTGTCCCAAAAGGACTAAGGACTTATGCGTCCGCTACTCGAAATCGTAAGACGTTCCACTTCCACCGTAACCAGTTGGAAGAGCTTAAGTTCTTTCTGTTCAAGAAACAGGGTTATGTGGAACGCTTGGTCGAGATAACTCACCATGATCCTTCTGAGATCAAGATATTCGACACGGTGTTCAGCATCTGTAAGATGCATGAACCCAGACCTATTCAGGTCGGGATCATTGATTACGTCCTATCGAACGATACAGGTAAATACGACCCTGTCATTAAGATGGTCACCCTGCAAACAGGTGGGGGTAAGATGGAAAGGGCTACTAACCGTGTCCGTATTCCGGGTGGTTGGAAGCGAATCGGGAAACTTAAAGAAGGTGATTATGTCATCGCACGAGATGGGAAACCGACCAAGGTACTTGGTGTGTTCCCTCAGGGGAAGCAGCAGCTTTATCGGGTGACCTTCTACGATGGTCGGTTTGTTGACGTTGGGGCTGAGCATCTTTGGCAGTCATATTACGTCAATACACAAGAACACTGTCGTTGGAAGGTTAGGGATACGCTTGAACTCAAGCGCCTTATTTCAATGCCCAATCCGAGAGTCTACATCCCTTTAATGGACCCGGAAGATATTCCTGAACAAGACCTTCCCATAGACCCTTGGTTATTAGGGGTGTTGATAGGTGATGGTAGTTTTACGCAGCGACAAGTAACTGTAACAACTCCAGACCAGTTCATCGTCGATAAGGTTAACTCCAAATTGACGTACGGTCAGAAGTTGGTTTGGGCGGGTCGTTATAGCTACCGCATTAGCGGCAATCGGAGATACAACGCCATACACGCGGACCTTGAGTATCTTGGTTTGTTTGGATGTTCTGCTGTTGACAAATTTATCCCGTATATGTACCTGGAGTCTTCAATTGAACAGCGTAAGGAACTGCTCAAGGGCCTAGTCGATACGGACGGGTATGTTAACGGACACGGCACGATCTCCTACTGCACCATCAGTGAGCAACTGGCCAAAGACGTCCAGTATCTGGTTCGCTCGCTCGGGGGTATGGCCCGGATTCGTACCAAGAATCCAGTCTACACTCACAATGGAGAGAAGAAGGACGGACAGTTGGCGTACAACGTCTACATCCGTCTACCCAAACCCAGCGATGCAGTCAGCCTACCGAAAAAGCTTGCTCGCGTAAATGATGCGAATCAGTACTCGCACAAGCTGAAACTTCAAGTCAAGTCGATTGAAGCGGTGGACCTTGATGATGCCGTATGCATTATGGTGGAACACCCTGAACATCTTTACGTGACCAAGGACTTCATCGTCACGCACAATACCTTCGTAGCTCAGTATTGCATGAATAAACTCGGTTGTCGTACAGTCCTCCATTTCAAAGGTGGTTATGTCAGTCGATGGAAGGACGATCTGGAAAAAACGTTCAATTTCAAACGTGGCGAGTTCTTCATTGTCCGTGGTGCTAAGGACATGATAGCGCTCCAGACGATGGCCCTTGAGGGTACATTGAAAGCTCAGGTAATTATCATTAGTTCAGCAACAATGCGTGATTACATCAAGGACTATGAAGAAACCAATGGTCGCTCAAAGCTGTATCCGATAAAGCCCATCGATTTCTACCCTACCCTACAAGTGGGTTTCAGAGTCACTGACGAGCTTCATCAAGAGTTCCATAACAACTTCAAGATCGACATCCACACCCACGTACCAAAGTCGTTAGGTCTGTCGGCAACGATGACATCATCCGATGCATTCAAAAACCGTATGTATGACCTGGCCTACCCCATCACTCAGCGACATGACGGTGGTGGTTATAACGTGTATATCGGTGTCACCGAAGTACGTTACAGTATGGCTGACGATGTCACCCTGAGATTCATGGGTGGGCAAGGATATAGTCACACTACGTATGAAGAATCGATCATGCGGCATAAGGGGATCCTCAAGAGCTATATGAAGATCATCGATGCTGCGATTTATTCACACTACGTACAGCACCGTGAGGAAGGGCAGAAAGCACTAGTCTTTTTCGCCCGTGTTGATCTCTGTACCATGATGGTCGAGCGGTTGAAGAAGATGTATCCTGAATTGGAGATCGTGCGCTACGTTGGTTCAGAGGGTGATCCTTACGAGGATATCATCGATGCTGATATCACTGTCTCCACCATTGGTTCAGCCGGTACTGCCATCGATATTCCTAACCTACGTTGTTCTTTCATGACCACTGCGGTAGATTCTCGTCAATCCAATGAACAGGTCCTGGGTCGTACTAGACCTCTCAAAGATTGGCCTGATGTAACACCTGAGTTTATCTACTTCAGTTGTAACGATATCGAACAACATGTGAAGTATTCCAACAACAAGCGTGAGTACTTTAACAAGAAGGTACTCTACCA